ATAGGGCTGAATATGATGATGACCCGTCAACCTGGCCCAAAACCGTCACTCGTTCTCAGTTTGACTGGTATACGCCATCCGTGGTGTATGTGGCCGAATACTACGTGGTAGAGGAGGTGTCTGAACAAATTCGGATATACCGCGATATGGAGGGGGAAGAAGAGTCGCTCCGGCCTGATGAATTGGATGAGGAGGCAAAGATGCTTGCGACTGGCTGGAAAGAGGTCCGGCGCAAGAAGGTCAAGACCCGGAAGGTCCGCAAGTACATTATGTCGGGGGCGAAGATTCTCGAAGACTGCGGATACATTGCAGGGAAACATATCCCGATCATTCCGGTGTATGGGAAGCGTTGGTTTGTGGATAATGTGGAACGCTGCATGGGGCATGTGAGGCTGGCGAAGGACGCCCAGAGACTCAAGAATATGCAATTGAGTAAGCTTGGGGAGATTGCAGCCCTGAGTGCGGTCGAGAAACCGATCTTGATACCCGAACAGGTGGCCGGTCATCAACTCATGTGGGCGGAGGATAACCTTAAAAATTACCCCTACCTACTCATCAATCCAATCACTGACGCCAACGGCAATACTGCTCCGGGGGGTCCTGTAGCCTATACCAAACCTCCGGCTATCCCATCATCCATGGCTGCCTTATTGCAAATCACTGAAGTGGATATGCAGGAGATATTGGGAAGCCCTCAGCAGGGTGACAAGATGGTTTCCCACCTGTCCGGAAAGACCGTGGAGATGATTCAGCAGCGTCTGGACATGCAGGCGTTCGTTTTCATGTCCAACATGGCAAAAGCGGTCAAGAGATGTGGTGAAGTGTGGCTTTCGATCGCTAAGGATATATTTGTGGAGCAGGGCAGAAAGATGAAGTCCATAACTTCGAGTGGCAAGATGGAGTCCGTGGAACTCATGAAACCGGTCGTGAATGACGAGGGTGAGATTGAGTATGATAACGACCTATCGGACGCAGAGTATGATGTCGAGGTAACCGTCGGCCCCAGTAGCGCAACTAAGCGACAGGCTACTGTTCGCGCTTTGACCGATATGATGACACTGAATCAGGACCCGGAAATGGGTCAGGTACTCTCCGCCATGGCCATGTTGAATATGGAGGGGGAGGGGATCGAAGACGTTCGCGATTATTTCCGGAAGAAGCTGCTTAAGATGGGCGTCCTGAAACCCACTGAAGTGGAGGCTGAGGAGATGGCTATGGCGGCTCAGAATGCCCAACCGGACCCGCAGGCGCAGTACTTGCAGGCAGCGAGCGAAGAGGCTATCGCCCGGGCGTCCAAGGCGCAGGCAGACAGCATTCTGGCGGTCGCGAAAGCTGAAGAATCCCGGGCTAAGACCACGGAGACCCTATCCAAGGTGTCCATGAATGATCAGGAGCGTGTGTTCGCACTTGTAGACAAAATTGTGCAGCCCGTTCAGATGTGATAGAATGATATCAGCATAATGAGTGCTATAACTACGGCAGATGATGTAGCTACTACCGAACCTGAAGAGGTACTCACACCGCAGCCAGAGGCCGCCCCGGCGGAGCCTGAGCCGCAGACTGAGGAAACTTCAGAAGAGGATGTGGTGACCATCGCTGGGGAGTCGCCGACCCCTGAGGAGGAAGAAAAGCAAGCACCTGAATGGGTGCGTAACTTGAGGAAAAGCTACCGCGAGTTGCAGCGTGAAAAACGCGAACTTGAGGAAAAGCTCAAAACAGTTTCACCGGCGTCAGAGCAATTTCCTGTCGCTCCGGGGAAGAAACCAACACTTGAGCAATGCGACTACGATGCGGATAAGTTCGAAGCTGAACTTGCTGACTGGTTCGAGCGAAAACGGCAGTCTGACGAGGCTGAAGTAAAGCAAAGAATCAAGCAGCAGGAGGAACAGCAAACTTGGCAGAAGAAGCTTGAAACTTATTCTCAGTCTAGAACTGGGCTTAAGGTATCAGACTTTCAGGATGCTGAAGATGCTGTCCTCGAAACGCTGAGTGTGACGCAACAAGGCATTATCCTTCAGGGTGCCCAGAATCCGGCTGTTGTTGTTTACGCCCTAGGCAAGAACCATAACAAAGCTAAGGAACTGGCAAGGATCACTGATCCGGTTCAGTTCGCGTTTGCAGTTGCAAAACTTGAAACTCAACTCTCTGTGCAAAAGAAACAAGCTCCACCTCCCGAAAAACGAATTAATGGAAACGGTAGTCTCGGTACGTCCAGCGCCCAGCTGGATCGCTTGCGTGATGAAGCGGCACGCAGTGGGGATTTTACCAAAGTGATCGCTTTCAAACGTCAGTTAAAAAACCAATCCTAGTTTATGGCTAATGCATTTAGTAAAGAAGAAAGGGTAGCGTTCGAGAACCTCCTTGAGGGGTTCCAAGACGCACTTGTCCTGTCCCGCAACGTCTCGATCTACAACACGGACCAGACGATGATGGAACGCACCAACAACACGATCTGGAGGCCGCAGCCTTACATTTCCCATTCCTATTCTGGCACGGATATGACGTCGAACTTCTTCGACTACACTCAGCTCTCGGTTCCTGCGACGATCGGGTTCAACCAGTCTGTTCCTTGGATCATGACTGCGACTGAACTGCGTGACGCGCTTCAGGAACAACGCCTCGGTGATTCGGCCAAGCAAAAGCTCGCGTCCGATATCAACGTCGCTGTGATGAACGTGGCTGCCTCGCAGGGCACGCTCGTTGTGAAGCGTCTCGCTGCTGCTACCGGATTTGATGACGTCGCCCAGTGCGAGGCCATCTTCAACGAACAGGGTGTGCAGGACTTCGATCGTTACCTGGCCTTGTCGACCCGCGACTACAACGGTATGGCGAACAACCTCGCTGGCCGTCAAACCGTTGCTGGCAAAGTCCAGACTGCGTACGAACGTGCGTTCGTCGGCCAGATCGCCAGCTTCGGCACGTATAAGCTCGACTACGCTAACCGCATCGCTGCGGCCGCTGGTGGTGGAAGCATCACGATCAACACGTCGTCTGGTGCGAACGCCTACATCCCCAAGGCGGTGACCTCGTCCCCGACGACCGCTGAGCGTCTCAACGTGGACAACCGTTACCAGACGGTGACCGTAAGCAGCACGACTAACGTTGCCGCTGGCGATGCGTTCACTATCGCTGCCGTGAACGCTGTTCATCACATCACCAAGCAGGACACTGGTCAGCTGAAGACCTTCCGGGTTATCAGCGTTACCAACAGCACTCAGATGGTGATCAGCCCTCCCATCATCTCCAACCAGTCTGAGAACGATACGCCCGCAACGGCTGAGTACCAGAACTGCGTTGTTAACACGAAGGCTTCGAACAGTGCGATCGTGTGGCTCAATACTGCTGCCGCTCCGATCAACTGCTTCTGGCAGAAGGACGCTATCGAAATCCTGCCGGGCCGTTATGCGGTTCCCGCTGACGCCGGCGCGAACGTGATGCGTGCTTCCACCGATCAGGGCATCGAACTGGTCATGCAGAAGCAGTACGACATCAACACCATGAAGACTCGTTATCGCCTCGATACGATCTTCGGTGTGGTCAACAAGCAGCCCGAAATGACCGGGATCATCTTGTTCGGTCAGGTTTAACCCGACTTGCACGAGGGAGGGCGGTTGACTCCGCCCTCCCTTTGTGTTATAATACCATATGCCTCTTAAAAAAGGATTCTCGCAGAAAACGATCTCCAAGAACATTTCTAAGGAGATGAAAACCGGTAAACCGCAGAAGCAGGCTGTCGCCATCGCTTTAAGCGTGGCCCGTAAAGCCAGAGCGGCCGCTGGTAAACCAATGGGGAGGGCAAAGAAGTAATGGAATTTCCAATGTTGGTCTACAAAGCAGAGGGTAGACATTCTCGCGCAGGCGGTACGTATGACTTTGTCGGAGTTAACACTCAGGAAGAGTTTGATACGAAGATCAGCGAGGGGTGGTTTGAAAGTCTTCAGGCCGCTATTGAGGATTCTGTAGCTCCGTCCCCGCCCTTACCGACCAAGAAGTCTACCAAATAAATGTGGACCAAGAGACAGATTATTGAGCAGGCACTTGAAGAGATCGGGTTAGCGTCGTACATTTTCGACATCACCGCCGATCAACTTCAAAGTGCACTCAGGCGTCTGGATCTCATGGTCGCTTCTTGGCAGGCCCGAAACATTCAGATCGGGTATCCGTTGCCGGCTAGTCCGGGGAACAGTAACATCGACGAGCAGATTCAA